CAAAGGTGACACGGGTAGCCTGCCACGAGGCTGACTTAGAGTTAAACCCTACGCCAGCAGCGTAAGCCTGTTGGAGTGCTTCATAATTTGGATGAGTCAGGCGTTGCTTGATGGCGTAGAGAAAGTCAGCAGCCAATTGCTGCGTTTGTGAAACTATCAGGACTCTGAAGTTAGGGTTCTGACAAACCTGCCAAGTGACGTAATCAATGGTCACAGTCATAGACTTGGCGTGGTTGGGCGGAATGTTCAAAAGGATTCTGTTATTAGCCAGACCCTTTTCGTACTTCATACTAGGATGTAGCCAGCCAGGTTCTCTGCCTTCGATTACATCTATCAGATTCTGCTGGTGTGGGAAAGTGCGGGAGTGTAGATACTTCTGGCGAAACTCTGGGAAAGATAAGTCGTGTACATCGGATGAGGCAAAGCTCTTATCCTTTAGACCAAGGCGTGTTCTATCAACCTTGTCTGTAAAGATCTTGTCAGTTCTACGATAGTACTCGTAGGTCTTCATTGATTTGCCTGCCGAGGTACAGGCGGCCTCAATGGTCATACCTTCAGCTACACAGCCAAGGATAATTCTCTTGGCTATGTCTGCGCTGTTCTCAGCCATTGTTTGCCCGTCTCATCTCTTCTACTAGAATTGCTGCCGCAATCTTGCGGCGCATTTCTAAGCGACGGGGTTCTCGCTGCGCTTTGTACTGGTTCCAGAATTTTCTATTAGAAGTCATCTGAAGATAGATTTCTTCTTCTGTATAGTTACGTCTCATCGGCGCGGATGCTCATTTCTTATACTAGGTCGGATGTGATTTTCCTACTAGAGACAGAGCTATCCCCACTAAAAATACTGGGCAGTTCGGGCTTAGCGCCCGAGGGAGCCACAGCGAACTGAGGGGTAATACTTAACTCGGCCTAGGGGCCTCGCTAGAGGCCAACCAAGGGTCGTAAAACATACTCTCCCCGTTTTACTCCCCTACTATATATAAGGCAGGAAATGGACTGGGTTTCTCGTTTTTACAATGTGAACTACGTCACATTACTATTACATAATATAACCGCAGGTCAGAGCTGTATTCTGCGATCTCACTTTAGGAAATATATTTTGTTGGGGAGTATACAGTCCCCCGCGCCACAATTCAACAAGGGGGGGTCGGCCTTTCTGCGGTCTGACCAGTTATCCACACCCTAGCCTGCCCTGTGGATAAAGCCTGTGGATAAGTTTAAGAAAAAAGGCAGGGGCTGACTCTACTTCCGGCAACCCCAAACAATTGTTCGATTCCCATTTAACAACCCCAACCAAACAGATGTTCGACCCCAATGATCAAACAACCCAACCGACCAACCCCCAACCAAAAGAGGATCCACTACTGGACTCGGCAGCCCAAGCACCGACCAGTCAGCCCTGACCCTGCCGACCTTCTCTGATCATTCAGCCCTTAATCGTGATCCTGTCCCATAAACCAGGCTAAAGCTCGACGGCACGCTCAGCGGCCGCTGGAAGCTTTTTGAGCTGAAACTCACCCACCAAATGGGGGAGCCTCACCCATCTTTTTATGCTATCCTTTCTTTGTGGGACTTCCACAACTTGAAAGGGTGAACCAAATGGATCAACAACAACGAAATGAAAAGCACAACGCGATGATGGAAGATTTCTCCGAAGTAATCGTGAAGCATTTCCCTAATTTCGATAACAACATTGAAGAACAAACTTGGTCATTTCTTGTTCTATTTACTGAAGAAACAATTCATCAACTAGGAAAGGAAACAAAATAATGAAGTGCGACTTATGCCAATCAAGCAAAAACCTTTTAAGTGACTCAACTAAAGCAACCCTTCGCCCATACTGGGCAGGTGTTGATTTCTACAACGTAATCTGCGCTATATGCTGGAACAAACAATTGGAGGAAATCTAATGACAACACTTACCAACTACAAAGGCCGAGTTTGGACTTGCGACGAGCACCACAAAGAAATCGAAGCACTAATAATTACTGGCCTTACCAAAGAGGCCAACGCCCTTGTTAATTCACTTAACCCAAAGAAGGGCAACACCTGCAAAGAGTGCGCCCGTCTTTATGAAGACACCCCAGCCTTCAACCGCTAACAGACCGAAACCCCTTCGGGGGTCTAGCCGTAATTCGGCTACTGATGAGGTCATCAGATAACGAAAGGGTGAACAAATGCTAATTAAAGTTAATGCAGAAAATGACACTAATGGGAATCCTCGACGTGGTTGGATTCGCTACGACCTCGATGGGCGCTTTCTAGGTTTCTATCCTGAAGGCTACGACGACGGGGGCGAAGTCCTGAGAAAACTGAAGGCCGAGGAAGGCGAAGGATATCCATCCATCAACATAACCCCGAAAGAATACAAGCGACTTAAAGGACTGGTGGCATAAATGAAGATCTTGAATCCTCTTGGCTGGGTATGCTCAGCGGCCGCTGGAGCATTTTTAATGTTGATCCTATGGAAGCTTTCCGCCTGCCTTTGGTGGGTGGGTGTGGGAGAGGAAGAGGCCGACTTCTTGGGCTGGTGCTGGGGAACGATGGCGGAGTGTGTGAAGCTATGAGAACCATTACACAAGCAGAGCTGAAAAGTATTTTGGCAAACCAACTCGAAACGGAAAAGAGGATGGGGGCAGATGATTCAATGATCGAAACCCTCAAAACCATTTTTGCAGACATTGAACACCTGGCTAGCGGCCGCTACATCGTTAATGGAATCCGTATGTAGGATCCTGATGGCAGCCCTTACACCGATCAGTCGGCATAGGTTCACGACCTAGTAAGGGTACGAGGGAGAGGGCGAACGTCCCAATTCCTTAGATAAGGGTGAAAGATGATCCAATATAAAGGTTACACAATCGCAGAAGGTGAGGGTGTGAACGGCGAGAAGATTTACAAAGCTCTTCGCAATCAACACCATTCAATCGCTAGTAATCAATCCTTAGCCAAAATTGTGGCAATCATTGACGAAGAAGAAGGGGGCAAGTAATGAAAGTAAAATGCCTGAAGCAAGAGATAGACAGTTGGAGTCGCATAATAGAAGTAGAGGTAGAGGGCGTCACTTATAAAGCTGTATTTGGTTGGGATACTTGGGACGGATATGAATTGAAGTTCCAAGATGCCAACGAAAAAGAGATTGAATGGCCTAAGTGGGCAGAGGATTACGATAACCCTATTGATTTATATGGTGAGCTTGAGCATATGTCTGACGAAAGCGAGGTGACCAAATGAGCTACGAACCACCACTTAATGATCCTGTATTTGAAGAGGACGAGGCTGAGGAACTCAGCCCTGAGTTTGACACACTAGAAGAAATGGAAGGGGAAAACTAATGAACGAAGAATACCTGGCGGCTAAAGCTAACTTATGCCTTAACCAAGCTGAGATAGATCTCAAGCAGGAGGAGATAGCGAAGGCTATCAAGAACCTAGAGCGTGCCAATAGTGCGCTATCGCGCTTGTTTGGATTAAAGGAGGAGGAAACTTTGCAAGAAAGAGCAGACCGCACTAATCCTTACCTATTAACAACCAAAGAGGGAGAGGCTGATGAATAAGAGAGTGATAACTGCTGAGGTAGATCAAGAATGGTTCGACATATTAAGTCAGATTACCCGTCACCAAGACGGGTTCGTATGGATTAAGGTAAAGGAGAAGGGGGAGAAAGAGAGTGAGTAATATCTACACCATTCACCCAAAGAAGTCTCCATTGATTCTGCTCTATGAGGTAGTGGATGAGGACGGCAGAGCTGAATGGGGTGGCCATAGTGCTGAACATTGTATGCAGTGGCTCAGTCTTGCACCTACTGGTTCTCGTGTACTGGTATCAGGGTGGGAGAGCGACGAAGAGGACGCTCACCTAGTAGGTCAGAGCTTAGATATCACTGACATCATCAAGGCGGCCAGTCTATGAGCCTGGTATTAGGTCTAATAGTAGTGATGCTGATAGCCTATGCCTTGATAATCGTGGAGGATAATCTAAATGGTTGATGACACTATGCGCCGGTCAACTACGGCAAAGAAAAAAGCAGTACGAGATCGTAATTACAGACGGGCAAGAGATCGTGCATTGGTGCGCCTTGCTCATTTATATCCCGACACATACAAGCAGTTGCTTGAGATTGAGAAGGCATTTGATGAGCAAGAGGGCAAGAAGTGGATTGGTATTGATGGTCTTACTAACCTTAGTGTTGGTACTCATACCAGAGCGAACGGCACACCACCCTTTGGAGATCCCGCAGATGCAGGCGAGGACGAAGGCAACTATGGAGGAGAAGCGTGAGAACAAGGCACTTATCATTAGTTACCTCAACGCACTCGGTTACAACAACAGTCAGGTCAAATGCGCTATCACCCTATGGACCCGTGAGAGCAGGCTCGACCACTTGGCAGACAACCCAAGATCAACAGCTTACGGAATTGCTCAGCTCCTTAGAGAGAGAAGTAGCGAACCTGCTATCCAAATCCTCCACGCTGTGCGATATGTTGAGCACCGCTACGGAGGAAGTTTCTGCCGTAGTCTCCAGCATAGCAATAGAAGGGGCTGGTACTGATGAGTGAGGGATTCTATAAAGGAGACACCTTTAGATCATCAGTAGATGATACTTGGACTACTCCTAAATCTTTCTATGCAAAGATGCACGCTGAGTTTAACTTCACCTTAGATGCTGCTGCTTTAGAGGACTCAGCTCTATGTGAAACATACTTTGGCCCTGATCATATCAATCCTGGTATGCGTGATGCTTTGGTTCTTGATTGGTCAGAGTATGCGCCAAGCAAAACTGTATGGCTAAATCCACCATATGGAAGAGGTATCAATGCTTGGGTTGCTAAGGCTAACGAAGAAAGCAAGAAAGGTTTAACAGTAGTGTGCCTGGTGCCAGCCCGTACTGATACCAATTGGTGGTGGGATAGTTGTATCCATCACGAGGTTCGATTCATTAAGGGTCGCCTCAAGTTTGGTGATGGCAAAAACTCTGCACCATTCCCAAGCGCTGCCGTAATTATGAAGCCTAAAGAGGTGGAAGATGCTGGTATTTGATTTCTTTGCAGGTACTGGTAGTTCTACACAGGCTTTCAAAGATGCAGGTCATACTGTTATCACCTTTGAGATTGATGAGTTCTTTGAAGCTACTGAACACGTTGATGTCTTTAACCTGAACGCCATTGATTTGATTGCTAAGTATGGTCAGCCTGATTTTATATGGGCTAGCCCACCTTGTACTGCCTTTAGTGTGGCCTCTATGGGCCACCATTGGGGCGGTGGTGCAAAAGCATATGAACCTAAGACCGAAGCTGCCAAAGTAAGTCAAGACCTGGTAGCACATACAGTTAAACTGATTAAGGATCTGAATCCAACTAAAGGTTGGCTGATGGAGAACCCTAGAGGTATGCTTCGCAAACTACCAGTAGTTACAGGACTACCACGCACAACAGTTACCTATTGTCAGTACGGAGATGGTCGTATGAAACCTACAGATCTGTGGGGAGTAGTACCTAATTGGATACCTCGTGATATGTGTAAGAACGGTATGCCTTGCCACGAAGCGGCTCCTCGTGGAGCTAGGACAGGTACGCAAGGATTAAAGGGAGCAAGAGAACGATCACGTGTTCCTTATTCATTGGGTGAAGAATTGCTTAAAGTCTTAGAAGGGCAGTGATGGATAAATTAACAGGCGTATCTTTATTCGCTGGTGTTGGAGGCTTTGATCTTGCTATGCAACGACAGGGTGTGAGGGTTGTAGCCTCTGTTGAGATAGATAAGAAGTGCAATGAGGTACTAGCAAAGCACTTCCCTGATGCAAAACAATTTGATGATGTAACTACAGTGAAAGGAAGTGACTTAATTGGAGCAGGATTTAATCCAAGCAGAGGTATTATTGCAGGAGGATTTCCCTGTCAAGACGTCAGCGTTGCTGGCAAAAGAGCTGGTCTTGCTGGCGCACGAAGCGGGTTATTCTGGGAAGCTGCAAGAATTGTGGAAGAAGCGCAAAGCGAATACTTCATCCTCGAAAACGTACCTGGTCTGCTATCCAGTAACAAAGGAGCAGATTTTGGAGTCGTCATCGGGACGATGGCCGACCTCGGGTATTCTGTCGGATGGCGTGTGCTTGATGCTCAATACTTCGGAGTACCCCAGCGACGCAAAAGAATCTTCATCGTTGGGCGACGTTCTTCTGAACGAGGCATTGCCGAAATACTATTTAAGTCAGAGGGCTTGCGAAGGAATCCTACGCAGATCATCGAGACGAGAGAAGGTATTACCGGAAGCACTCCGCTTAGCTTTGGTCAAACAGGCTTCGCCAAGTACTCACCAGGAGTGACAACTCTTACCGCTACTACATACAAAAGACCGGAAGACAATGTTGTGGTTCACGAAGGGTAGGCGAGCACAGAATGAAGAAAGACTACGAGACGTGGATTGAAGGAGGAGTAATGCCTACGCTAAACGCATTTGATAATGGTGATATTAGAACGACTGTTATTGTTTTTCATCCGCACAGATCTGATGGGTTTAGATTACAAGGAGATGTAATCAATACACTCACAGCTTTTATGGGTACAGGAGGGAACAACGTATCAATGGTTGCTAAAGAAACAACAGTACGCCGCTTAACACCGGTAGAATGTGAAAGATTGCAAGGCTTTCCTGATGACTGGACTGCTGGACAATCAGACTCTGCCAGGTATAAGCAAATGGGTAATGCAGTAGCTGTACCTGTGGTAGAGTGGCTCATACAGAACATAGTAGATGTGGCTAACGTTTCTTAACCCTTTCCGTTAGCACTATAAGAACCTCACCGCTACCCTTTCGGCGGTGGGGTTCTTGCTTTACCCGCCGTTAGTGTAGAAGCCTTTGCCCTTGAATGTGATAGCGGGTGAATCCCATACTCGATTCATAATCTCGTGGCAGTCAAAGCACATAGGAGTAGAGGCCTCCTCGTGGATAGAACGCTCAACTGATACAGTTGAATTACACTTGCCACACTTGTAGTCATAGATCATAACTGGACTGCCTCTTCTATCGGTAAGTAACCTACTAACTTGTACTTCTTATCGTTGTTATCAAACTCAGTAGTAGCTGGCATCTCGTGGACATACCACACCGGCTCTGCCACATCCATTAGGTCAAAGGAGTAGATACCGGCAGGTGTGGAGTTGATGTAGTAGGGAACAAGGTCACGCTCTGCAGCTTGGGTGATGAGCTTGCGATACTTCATCTCTTCAATCAGTAGGCTGTCATAGTGCGTAGCCCTGCACTTTAACTCTATGTAGTGACCAGCCTGCCTAGAGATACAGTCGTAGGCATCATAGATGCCCTCAGATTTTACTAGGTCAGGGTATAAACCCTCACGCAAGAAAGTAAATAACAACTCCTCATTCATTGCCAGGGGCTAATCCCACCGAGGTTATCTTGCAACCTACGAAGTGACTTATCACATCTGCGATCTGCAGTAGATGTAGCACACTCTAGTACTTGTGCTATCTGCTGCAAGGTAAAGCTCTCGTGGTGGCGTAGCCTAAGAATCATCTGGTCATCTTGTTCTAGTTGCAGATAGCCACGCTTGATGTCAATGAGGTTAGCCAGTAGGTTGCCACCTTCTGCCGGAGATGATGAACCTTTAGGTTGTCCATCGTTAATCATCTCTTGTGCCTGCTCTAATACTGTGCCATCTATGATAGATGCAATGACAAAGGGAAGTAGTTGACCAAGAGTTGCTGACTCATAGTAAGCCTCATCATTAGTCTGGTAGCCAGACTTAGATGCCTTCTCCTTGCGTGCATAACGCTCTGCTACACGTCTCATCTGCCACGCTATGCGTTGCTCGTTGTGCCTGCGTCGCTCTTCAATAGGCTCCATTAAATCTTCAGTATGATCTACTACACGAGTCATTGCCCAAGCCATTAACTCCTGCTTGATGTCATCAAACTCAACGTGAGTCTTGTACCTGCGGTGGATAGTTCTAGCCACGCTAGGTACTAGGTCATATATTACTGGATGTAGTTCACTCACAGTCAGGTAGCACCAAATCTATAGTGTGCTGAATGTTCAGCAGCTTGATAGCAAGGAAGTCTATGTAGTTGCTAGCATCGGCTAGCTCTTCAATCAATTCTCTAATAGTATCTGCGGTAGTAAAGGACTCAAACTTTTGTCCTTGTGCTATCGCATACTGACTATGGCCCACGCCTTTAACACGCATAGCACGCAAAGATGCAAAGGCTTCAATGAAAGAAGTTAAATCCTCAGTGCTTACACCCACTGCACGATAGCCAGCTACTGCTGGGTGATCTGCTAGCGGGTTGGTTGGGGGCGTATGAGTATCAGTTGTGTTGCTCTGTCCTGCTGCAAGATGTGAAAGCCCATATGCTGCAAAGTCTGTAGCATTATGACCCACTCGTTCTCTGTCATTGTCATACATTCGACTCCCCTATCAGTAACTTACGCGTAGCATCAACGCCATTGGCTAAGTAGTAATCATTGATGTCCATACCTGGTGGTAGTGTAACAATCTGTGAGTTCATTACCTCATTCGCAACGCGTTTTGCAAACTCAGCTCCAGGGTTAGAGCCATCCTCTTTGACGTCATTATCGCCCACCACATAGATAGTTTCATAACCAGTAAAAAGTTTTGGAAAGTGATTCTTCCAAGCTGCAACACCAGGTACACCTACTGCTGGTATGCCTAACTCTCCACTAGTAACAATGGCATCTAACTCACCTTCACATACAACGATATAAGGTGAGTCAAGAGTGATGTCACATACGTTATACAGGTGTGCCTTCTGCCCAGTAGGTGAACCATACTTAGGTTTAAGATCATTTAATCGTCTAAACTTAAAGCCAACACAACCACCAGATGCGGTGATATATGGAATAGAAAGCCACCCTGTATACATCTCGTGGCCATTGATTGGGTTAGTAATAGTTCCTAACTGAAAACGTGCTGCAGTTTGTTCACAGATCCCACGTGCGTTTAGTACGGCTAGAGCCTTTGGACTTATTGCCTGAGCGTATTGTTGCGCCGCTTCCAGTAGCAATTTCGACTGCACGTTTGAGGCCATCGTTAAACTCCAAGTTCTCTAGTATGCACACTAGGTTAGCTGCATTGCCACCCTTACCACAGGTATGGCAGAAGTACAGGTTGTCATAGGTATTGATAACGGCAGACCTGCGACTGTCGCTATGTAAACAACATCGAACTGATGCGCTTTTACCTTCTCTTACTTCACCACCGAAGTGCTGGACAATAACTCCTATGGGGATTGAGTTTGCATCAACGGCACCTTTGTATCTGCCCGTCTTACGTACCCTGGACCAGTCTTGTGCTGGCATACACACCCCTTTGCATCGCACTTGTCGTGCCAACGATCTGCACGTTTGTAATGAGCAAGACTGTTCTCTTCTCCGGCTCTAAGGCACCAAGGGCAAATCATCTTCTACCTCTTCTACTGGTACAACTTCTGGTACTAGTATCTCTGTCGTTGTTATTTCTCCACCTGGTGTTGGCATTACTGTTTCTCCTCTGTGTCAAAATAGGATTGGACTTCAATCCCTATTTCTTTATCTTCTTCTACTATTGGAATAAATCTAAAAGATATTGCTTGTCCATCCCATTTAGGATGTCGAGACAATCCGCTAAATGCTGTACCCGCAAGAACTTTTTTCCAATCACTTCCCATTGCATTAACAAGAGATGTAGGAACTAAACTTTGATTTCCGTATCTCATTGTTTCTCCTTTAACCATTGTGCTAGGTCCTGAATGACCCAGGCTTGATCTATTGAAGCGTTGCGACGCTTAACTATTACATATGACAGAGGAACTTCCCCAAGACCTCTAGCCTTAGAGTAGTTAAGCGCCTCAACTTGTGCTTCTCTCCAGAACTCAGGCAGCGAAAGGGTTGCCCTGTTCTTGAGTTCAAGGATGTAAGTTTCTCCCGCGATAACAGTAACGATGTCGCCCTCATCCTTTGCCCCAGCTTTAGACAAACGCTCTGCCATAACTCCAGCCTTGCGGAGCCACTTCATTACGTCTGTCTCAAACTGAGAACCTTTAGTCTTGTTGTACTGACTCATCTACCAATACAACCTTGTTGATTTTATAGATGACATTGCCTTCTTCATCTTTAACTAATTCGACAATACCAGATTGCAATAGAGCACCAACGAAGTTGGTCAGGTCTACCTTGAGTGCATCAACATCTGCACGTAATCCATCTGTTTTCAGATTATCTCTGTACTTATTCGTTAACTGTCCTTCAGACATTGTATCCTCCTTGGTATCCTGCGATTGTATCCTTGCGTAACATCCAACCAAACTCATTCTGATCTGATATCTGTACTGCTGCATAGTTTACCAGTAACTGTGCGTACTTACTGCCGTCTGCAGTATGAGCGCCAAAGCGATTCTTAACTGGTGCAACTTTGAGCATTCCTTGTGATGGGTCATAACCCATTGTAAGTATCAGCGCAGGTAACTGACTGACCTTTCCGTGAATTGCTCGGCGATGAGGTGGGTTTGTTGGTGACCCATACTCTGATTGCTCAGATACGTGATGGAGTACTAAGACACAGGCCTCAGTCTTGCGTGCCATATCGTGTAGCTCCATCATAATGGCTCTAAGGCCAGCCCACTCGTTGTCTGTCTCAGCAGTTATGTTCATCAAGTTATCAATGACAATCAACTCAGGTGGCTGTCCATAGAGTTCAACGTAGGCCCTTATCTCCAACTCTAAATCATCAATGTTAGGAGATGAATCAAAGACCCACTTGATATGTGAAAGTTTGTCCAAATGTGCATTGTAGTACTGGCTATTATCTGAAAGGTTTGCCTCCACAGTTACCTGTGAATGACCGGATAGATGCGATACAGACCTCATCATTACTGTCGTTGTATCGGTATCTGCTGAAAAGAAAAGCGTAGGTACTTTTGCTTTGATTGCATAGATCAGAGCGAACATAGACTTACCAGCGTTCGGTGCTGCAGCTACCATACATACCTGGCCTCTGCGAAACTTAATGCCTTCTGCTTTCAATCCTTCCCACACGTCAGGTAGCGGTGTTGCTTTGGTAAGCACACCACTCCAAGCGCGGGAAAGATTAAGCACTCTTCCAGTCCTTTACTCTAATCTTGTTTTTTGTACGCAACAAGGTACGTTCGTATTCAGTTAACCCACCCCAGATACCAAAGCGTTCGTTCTTAATACCCCACTGAGCGCACTCTGTCTTATGAGTGCAACTCCTGCAAATTGATTTTGCATAGGAAGGATCTAATAGCTTACGGTTTTCTGGGTTGTCTCTTTCAGGAAACCAGAAGTCTCCACCAATCTCTGCACATAGCGGGTTCTCGTATTCACGAGGTTCCCGCATTGTTTATCTAACCCAGATAGTGTCGCACTTGTCTGGCGCACCCTTAGGTGCAGCACACATATAACCCTTCCAAGGTCCCTTAGCTGATGTACCTGAACGGAAGGCCATCTCTCCGTGACGGCAAGAATGTGCCTGTCCATTAGATTGAACTGCTACTGGTTGTGGTGGGTTTATAGATTGTGGTTCATTGAACTGTGCAGCAACTGATGCAGCAGTAGGTGTTGGTACTCCGCCTACTAGTTCTCTACCTGTTGTTTTGATAAGAGTAGATACCATTGATAGATCTGTTAAACCTGTCTCTAAGTCTTTAACATCTTTGGCATAAAGATTAACTAACGTACCGTCAGGCAACTTATAGTTGACCTGAAACTTTGTACCTTCTACTGACATTACTTACCTCCACTTTGCTTTATAGATAAGCGATGACTCTCAGCGCCTATCTTCTTAGGGACAAACCCTAAAAGTTTTTCTACTTCTTCACTATCAACTGACTCGCGCCCTCTAACAGTGCTCCAGCTTACTTCTATACCAGAGTTAGTAACTCCTAGTAATCCTTCAAAGGATGCCTTCAAAGAATCTTGTTCTTTCTCTAGCTCTTTAATCTGTACTGCTAACTGTAAGTACATCAATGCGTTCTTGTCAATAGTGGGATCATCAATGACTACATCAGTCACTGGTGTACGTTCTTTTTTTAGACCGACGCATCCCATCTGCCCACTTGCGTCATAGAACTTACAATAGAACTGACAGTAGCTTGCATCTTTCTCTGGTGCTGGTGCCTCTGCTGCTTCCTTAACAGCCGCTAGCCAACCGAGTGCCTCTAGTGCAATGGACTCATCGTAGTCTTCGGTGTGAACCTTGACATCTCTTTCGTCCCCGTCCCTGGCAATTGCAACCAGTGACACTCGGTTGACCGCATAGCCGTTGTTAGCTAGGAGGTAGCCGTAAAGCTGTACTTGCCACCGTTGTTGTGTTGATGGAAAGTAAGAAAGGTTCCGGACCTTACTTGTCTTCCAGTCAATGACATCACCAGTACCAGGTACAAAGCAGTCAATGTGTGCTTTCATTCCATTGTATTCAGCTTCAACTTCAACTAATACATCTGGGTTATCAGCTAATGCTCTTTCAATTTCTGCGTGGATAGCAGTACCCATAATGGCTGCTAGTTTTAATTCGTTATCGTTAGTCTCTGGTTGGTCATTAAGTCGGTACCACACCTTACGTCGGCAACCACCTACCTCTGATGGACCAATCTGTACTTGTGTAGAACGTGAACGCTTAGCATCACCTGCCTTAAGAGCAGTAAGTAATAGTTCCTTTGGGTCTGTCACCCTAACTCCTTCTCAATAGCCTCAATAGTTGGGCAAGATTTCCAAGGAAAGAATGCAGAATTGCTACAGCCTTCACAATAAGTCATATCTTTATCAATACGTGATGGCTTATGCAATTCCACCACTGCACGAAGGGCTGCATTAGCCTTCTTTACTGCTGGTCCATCAAGACTCCATACATAATCTTTACCTTGAACAAATCCTGATGCGTCTATCTTTGCCAGCAATTCATCGTGTTTCACTTCTTGTACTTCCAATCTACCCATAAATCAAATGCTCTACCGATAAGAACACCTATCATCAAACCAATTAAGAATGATGTCATACTCTGAACGCTCCAGCTTTCTCTGCATCATCGTATAACTTGTAAGCAAGTCTACACGCTAACCAACCTTGTTGATGCCAATACTGTGCAGCATATTCTTCTGTCATATGAATGTATTTAACTTGATCTTCCATAGCTCCTCCTAGAACCGTTCTTGTACCACCAACTGTAAGGGCTTACCAGTGTTAGCGTCAAGGACCGAAGCAATCTCTACGGCTTTACGGGCGTGTCTCTTTGCATACGTTAAGTCCATATCAGGTTTGACAATTGAATATAGGTAGCCAAGAGCAAGCTGACCCCCAGAACCAATGCCATACGCTCCGTGATTTGCTTGGAAAAAAGAGAGATCACAAGCAATACGAAAGATATTACCGTTAAAAGCAATGAGATAATCGAAGCCATCATCTTTGTCCACCTTGTTGTAGTCGTAGTTGTTATCGCTAAATGCTTGAGTAATACTGGGAATGATTTTCTTTCCCATAAACTGTGCTGGTTCTTCACCTCGATAGAGCGGTGGCTTCCAGTTGTAGGAAAGAATATCTCCTGGCCTAGTATCACCTGAAAGAGCGATGAGATACTTGCCGACCTCAACTATCTTCGGCGTACTAGTGGCTAGTGTCACAAGATTATCTTCTGTGATCTGTGAGTCAGCTACTAGAACCGCGTAATCAATACCTTCAAGCGCCGCGATAGTTGTCATACTAGAGAGCCTACCAGTCAACGGCGTGTCGCTACTAGGCGACACCCTACTGGTGGCTACAATATGAGCCGTGAGGCGAATTAAACGGGCAGGCGCCCTCAAGGGGCGCACCGACAGTAACCGTACAGTAACCCTACGGTTCCGTCTACCAACCCTGCCATCGTTTAGATGGCGTAGGAATGCCCTTCCTGAGCCTTTCGGGACCGATTTAAGACAGTTAGGACCCATCCACGTCTGTCCGTGTGGATGTCAGGTCTTTAACGTTATGGCGACCTTTGAAGATTATGAACTAGTCTGGTACTTCTTAGATGCAACCTGTGTTAATTGTGGCAATCTAGTAGTTGTGCCTTGTCCAGTAGATAAAGATGCAGCACAAGCTCAGTAACCATAACGAAGAAGATCGCACTGCCACGTGCTCTATTTGTGGCCCCACCAAGATGAAGCTACGAGATAAAAAGAATCCACTCTCTAGTAGATACCGATGTCGCACAGTATGGAAGCAAAACTACAACAACAGCGTCTATCCATACGCTAGACATAAAGGCACGAAATGTCAAGGATGTGGGTTCATACCAGTACACATCTCTCAACTAGATGTAGACCACATAGACGGTGACCGTTGGAACAATGACCCGTCTAACCTACAGACCTTGTGTGCTAACTGCCACCGGCTCAAGACCCACCTATCAGATGATAGTAACTCTGGCATATTTTAGGCATAAAAAAAGAAGCCCACCCCTTTCGGGGTGAGCCTCTTCGTTTGCCTCGCGCTGATGGGTTACTTAGACCCACGACCAAACTCTGCTGATTTTGGATCAAGTGCCTTGAGCACTGGACCTGCAATAGCTGCAATACCTGCGGTTGCCAGAGCCTTAGGATCTGTCACACCTGCAAGCCATAGCGCAATTACTGACGCAATTCCTGCACGTAGGTAAGTTCCTGCGATAGCGATTAACTTCTCTTTGTTCATTTGTTCTCCTAGTCTTTGAACTTTGGACTACCGAAGCCAACAATAAATAGCTTCAGTCCTTTCTTGTTATC